ACAATGAAAAGTCAGATATTGGCAAAATATTATTGGAGATAACAAAAAAATTTGGTTTTGATAGGTTCGCTGTTAGGTGGTCTAATAATGTCAACTTAAAACTTAATACGGCTAATAGTACAGATTTTAAACCTAGAATAATTGGTGCAAAAAATGTCAAGTTAAACTCAATTACATGCTTAGAGCAAGTGAACAAAGTTAAAAATTGTGCTTCCTGCGGTTTGTGTTGGAACTCTGAGATTAATCAAATAAATTTTATTACGCATTAAAATGATTAAAAATATGTTTTATAAATTTAGTTTAGATAAACAAAATATTATTAAATATGGTTTAAGTTTACGTGATAATTTATTTTCATTAAACGTACCGATTGATGAAACAAATAAAACTGTAAAATTAAATATTGAAGTAAATAATATAAATGAATTTAAGATAAAAAAAATATTTGTATCTAACGTAATTAATGATAAAGACAAATTATTGCAATTACGCAATAATAATTAATGCATATAACAGGGGGTTAAAATGCAAGTTTACGAACATAAAAATTTGTTTGATGTATCAATGTTTGATATACCAACAAAAACAATTACAAATCCGCAAGTAATATTAAAAAATCAAGACGGGGAAGAAGTAAAAGCGGTTATGGATAATCAAGTGATTGTTTATAGACCCGATACGCTTGAATTTATGGGTAATTCAAGAAGTACAAAATATAAGGTTGTTGACCCAAAAGAACTTTATTTAACGCACGCTAAAAGATTAACTGAATTATCAGAAATAAAAGAAAATAATTTTAGTTTATCTAACATAAAAATTATTGATAAAGTTTATGAGGGCGGGCGTAAACAACATAGAGAAATACAATTTCCCGATTTACATAAAAAATTTGATGACGGCTCAATTGTAAATATGCGGTCGGATGTTTTTAACAGTTTAGATATGAGCTGGCTTTATCAATGTTTTGCGGGTGCTTATCGTGATTTATGTGCTAATGGTTTAGTATTTGGCGGTCAAAGAATGTTTCACGTTAAATCTAAGCATACTAAGGGTTTAAATGTGGGGGCAACGCTTAGACAAGTTACAAACACAATTAAGCATTTTGAAGAAAATTGGCAATTAATGGAAGCTATGATGAAAAGACAAATTTCATTAAAGGGTATGGCTCATATTTTGGCTAACAATATTTGTGCTAAAAAAATGAAATCTAAGCAATTATTAGATGATACTAAAATTGAACCTAATTATAAATTATTAGATTATTTCATTGATAAAATCGAGCGTGAAAGCGGTTCTTTAGGTTATACAGTATGGAACTTATACAATGCATTAACTTTTTGGAGTTCACATATTGACGATGAATTTGAACGCATTGATGAAAACGGCAACGCTAGAACTATCAAAATGACTAGGGCGGGTTCAAAACCTCATACGGCTAGAACTAAGCGTGAAGACAAAATACGTGAGTTTATGAATTCTAAAGATTGGAACGACTTAATTAATGGAACTTACGTATTCACGACTATTAACCCTAATATTGCTGAACGTTTACCAAATTAATATGTTTTGTTCAATTATAGTAATTACACTAATTTTATTTATATAGGGGGTTTAATGGAAGGTTTATTAGTTGTTATTTCACGTATTTTATGGATTATTGTATTGATTGGCGTAATAATGCTAATATTCTAGATACCCTAATTTTTAACATAAATTTAGAACCCGCTTGTAATAGCGGGTTTTTTATTTTATAGAGTGTTTAGGGGGTGTTACTATGAAAGTACCATACTTAACTAAAAAACATATTGAAGCTTTAGCGGTTGAATTGGCTAAAGATAAAATCTTTTATAATAGTGAAATTATGTGGCAAGAAAAACACGCTAGATTAAAAGATTATTGTAGGCAAGCTAATGAAGGATTTAACGAAAATAAATTCGATGAAATCATTCTTGATACTGTCAATAAAAAGTTATTGAAAATGAAGCTAAACATACAATTAGAAAATTTAACTCAATATATCAAATAGGGGGGTTTATGGATTATCTTACAATTACATTAATTATTATTGTCGGGTTTTTATTGCTTGCATATTTTCGTAATTAGGTATTAAATAAATCTTGAATTATTAAGGGGGTTAAAATGACTTATACGTGACTATATAAAATAATTTTTTCATAAAAAACTTCTTATAATGAACCCGCTTTTTATAGGCGGGTTTTCTTATTTGTGCCTTTTTTTACATCTATTGAAAATTTAAAGGGGGTGATTTTCTCTATGACTTTTACAACAAAAATTAATTATGAATACAACAAAGCCCTTTTATATTCATTGGAAGCTAAAGAAGGTATTAAATATGAATATAAATTAGGTTGTTTAGATGCTTTTTGTTTAGTGTTTGATTATATCAATAATAGTAATTCAACCATTAAACCCGATGAAATACTTAATTTCATTATGCATGAAATGAAAAGAAGGGGTGCATATCAAATTAGAATTGATGTAATTGACCCTAAAAACAAATAATAAATATTACGTAATATTTTAATAGACCCGCTATTTATTAGCGGGTTTTTTTATTGGTATTGGTTCGCTTATATGTGGGGGTTTATTGTGGGTTTTAACCTAGTTTACATGGCTATTAAATTAGTGGGTTTATTGTTGATATATGCGGGTTTATGGGGTTGTTTTTGTACGCTCGGGGGGTCGCCAATAAGACCGCCTAAATATGTAAACTAGAATATTATTTAGGGTATTGACCCTAATTTATTAGCGGGGGTATACTCGGGGAATATTCCAAAATATGTTATAGAATATAATTTAGGTTAGACCCGCTTTTACGTATGACAACTGTAATTATCGTAAGTTATTTTACTAGGTTTTATGCGGGTTTATAACTAGGTAAAATATAGGTTAATTATCGTAAGATATATAAATATTTATTATATTGTATAGGGTGGCTAGTGCCACTGGGGGTACTGGGCACAGTGTATGCCAGTGAGAATATAAATTATAAAAATAGGGTTGTGAACTAGATTGGTCGGCAAGACCCCTAACAATATTGGTCGGCTAACCCTTATATACCCCCTAGGGTATATATGTAAGGCCCCCGGGTAGGGGTAAGTTATTATTGTACCAATGAATTCAAAACTGTCAAGTAAAAAATTTTTTTTTATAGAAAATACTTGACAACTAGCTAATATCGAATACAATATAATAAACTGTATTTAAGATAAATATTGTCTAGCACACTTTTCTACACCTTTGACAGACAGATACAGGGAAATAGTGGTGCTAAAGACACATAGGCCTATGATTTCAAATTTATTACCGCAGAAGCAGAAACCAAAGAAGGAGCTTACCATTAAGCAAACCACTTTCGTAGATGAACTTATGGCGAATGGTGGTAACATCAGCCAAGCTATGAAAGTAGCAGGTTATCATGATGGTTCTCGTAATTGGCTTATTGAATCTGTACGTGATAATATCATCGAACGTACAAAACAAGAACTAGCACTTAATGGCCCTAAAGCGGCTACCCGACTAGTTAATACATTAGATGAAGATGGAACAACACCAAAGGGTGACTTACGCTTAAAAGCGGCAGAAAGCATATTGAATAGAATTGGTATCGGCTCTAATGATGCTGTAGACCATAATGTACAGGTAACACACGGAGTGGTTCTGTTACCAAGTAAAAGCGAAGAAAAGGTTATAGAGTAATGAATGAGATGGTAAAGAGACCTGTAGACCAAAGAACAGGAAAAGAAAAATCAGATATACAAATAGCAGTTGAAGGAAGTCAAATGAAAGGCAATCCGAAAGGAAAAGTCATATCACCGACAAATTCAAAAATGTATACGGGAAGAGTTTATTCACCTAATGTGAAAATAAGGAAACCCGATTTCTATGACATCTAATGATGTACGAAGAACTTCCACTATACCCTTCGGATATGAGCTCGGAGAAGACGGTAAGACGTTACTCCCTATCCAACAAGAGCTTGATGCGTATACAAAGGCTAAACAATATCTTCAAACTTGCTCTTATAGGGAAGTTGCTAGTTGGTTATCCGCAACGACCAAGCGGCCTATTAGTGCCCAAGGATTACGAAAGAAGGTTTTAAATGAAAAACAACAACAAATTACAGAATCCAGAGAAAGCTGACCTAAACAAAGACGGTAAACTGTCTGGATATGAGAAAAAACGTGGCAAAGCCATAGAAAAAGCAATGAAATTACAAAAAAGATATGGTGGAACAGTAAGAACTCCATCAAATTTTGGCCTATAGAGTGAATGATATACCAGAACCTAAGAAAAAACGTCAATATAATTATAGCACAGCTACAAAAGTTAAAAATGCGGCTCAAAAAAGGCTTAGAGAAGCTAAAAAAACTGCTGATAACAAAAAAAGACAGCTCAAAAACCAAAAAGACAAAGTAAGATACCTAGAAACTAGCTTAAAAAAGATAGAAGGTACGCTAAATGGTAAAAAACCGTCTGTAATAACAGATGATGAGCTAAAAGTTGCTCCAAAAGCAGTTAGAGAGCACGTTACAGATGATAGTAACGTTATCTTTAGACCTAATACAGGGCCACAAACAGATTTTCTAGCCGCACCAGAGCGTGATGTACTTTACGGAGGAGCGGCAGGCGGAGGAAAATCGTACGCACTGCTAGTTGATTTACTGCGTTATGCGGATATGCCCGAACATCGTGCATTACTGCTTAGACGTACATTAAATGAGCTAACAGAATTAGTTGATAAAAGTAAACAGATATATCCAAAAGCATTTCCGGGTGCTGTTTTCAAAGAAGCTAAATCAATGTGGGTTTTCCCTAGTGGAGCTACGGCTTGGTTTTCATATCTGGATAAAGATACAGATGTAACGAGATATCAAGGTCAATCTTTCACATGGATTGGTGTTGATGAAATAACGCATTATCCTACCCCGTATGTCTGGGAATATTTGCGTTCCCGATTAAGGACAACAAATCCGTTAATAAAGGCATACATGCGGTGCACAGCTAACCCCGGCGGTGTCGGAGGATGGTGGGTCAAGAAAATGTATATTGACCCTGCACCGCCAGACGAACCATTTCCTGCACAGGATATAGAAACGAAACAATCTTATTTATGGCCTGTAGGACATGAAAAGGCAGGGCAACCTTTATTCTTGCGTAAGTTTATACCGGCAAGATTAACAGATAACCCATACCTAATGCAGGATGGTCAGTACGAAGCCATGCTACGTTCTTTAC